GTTTTCGAGTTTGGTGTTGCAGGTGAGAAGATGAATGTTACTATGCCTCAGGGTCCCATACAGAGGGGCCAAAATCCAAATAGTCCCCAATTGGTCGACATGGGGCTCGCAGCTCTCTCTGATCGCTTTCTTTCTGAGATTGACCGCCATTGCGGGCAGGGTATCAGAGGACGGGAAGAAATGTCAGACACTGCTTTCCGTGAGCTACAGGATTTGGTTAAAGATGAAATACCAATCTCTGTGGCTTGGATACCCAGGACCATGGTTTTCCCTTCACCAAATTTAGAGCGTATAACACTTGCCTCTTGGTATGACGAGCATGGAGACTTGGTTACTTTTGCCTGGGATGATAGATGGATTCAGGTACCTGCTTTGGATTGCACACCATCCCTGAAATTTTGGACACGACTTGCTCGTCGTAATTTTCAGCTCCAAGAGGCAGTGACCCAAATTAAAATAGAAAAGAGTTCCCTTGCTCTCCAGGCTGCTTGTCTTCGGGCAGAATTGGAGAAAGTTAAACCTAGAACAGGATCAAAATGGCTCTTGAAGGTGCCTTGGGTAAGAGTTCTTTCTTTTTTTATCATCTTTTTCCTCTTGGGGTGTTTGCCTCACGTGCGTGGTGAAGATACAACATATGTACCTAAACCTGATCCGAGGTCAACAGTTTTTTCAGATCTATTGGATGCATTTGACAAAGCCAACGTATCTATGACATCTCTTGATCATCCAGCTGTAAGGGACTTCCTTAAGAAGCATTTTGACCAAGTGGGTCGATCTGCCCCTTGGTGGAAACCTTTTGAACATCAATTAAATCTTTTGAAAGCCCATTGGCTAGGCCTGGTCACATTCATAGATTTTGCCAATTGGGAATTGTTAGCAATAGTGATGGCTCTGATACACTTGGCCCTTGGGGTCAACCCAATTTTTGTTGTCCTCTGGTCTATTTTGGCACATTATTCTGGCTGGAGGCATGTAGCAACATCAATGACCCCTTTCTTGACAAACCTTGGTCATGTAATGGGCATGGTTGTTATGCTAGCAGAGCTGTTCGATAAGAACTATACTTTCCCAATGGCAGTGGCCTTGCTTCTTTTGGTTGCGTTACTTGGGCCCATTTTGTCAACTGAGGTTTTCTTGGGTGCATTACGTTCATCTTTGGTTTTGGTTTGTGTAACATCTGCAATTTCATTACTTAGGGTTTTACATCAGGATCTCCTTGTAATATCTGTTGTACTCTTCTTAGTAAGAGTTTGGCAACATTGGGGGTTCACAGTTGGTACAAAAATAGAAGTCAGAGATTCTTCAGGAAAGGTTATCTCTTCTTCAAATTCACCACGTAACTGGCTAACACATTTTGCCCAACGCATGCGACAAAAAATTAAGATAAGAACTCAACAAGCCCCTTTTGTGAGAGTTAACACTTCCGCTGTTGTATGCATTGAAACAGCTGAAGGATGGGGCTCAGGTTTTCGCTTGGGTAATGATATTATAACATGTGCTCATGTGCTTGGCCAGTGTGAGACAGCAAATATACACTGGAATGGTATATCACACACTGCACATGTTAGGTTTAGACATTCTACAAAAGATCTTGTAGCCCTAACAATACCCCAAGAATTTGTACCTCTTATCCCAAAACTTAAAATTGCAAAAAATCCTGATTATAGTTTTGTGACTGTGATTGCTCCTGAAAGGAGCACAGGAGTCTATCAAATTGTTACAGCTGAAGGCCTTTGTACATCAGACCACATTTCTTATGCCTGTAATAGTTTAGATGGTATGTCAGGTTCCCCTGTTGTAGACATCTATGGTAGGGTTTTAGGTGTCCATCAAACCAATACAGGTTGGACCGGGGGTGCCACAGCCATCTCACCGTCAGACCTTAGCCCAGTCACGGAATTAGAATTAGCAAAGCAGAAGATTGCACTTCTTGAAAGACAATTAGCAGACAATTTTGAACAAAAGGAAGAAGTTTACCATGATGCCCAAATGATGCAGTGTAGTTCAACTGAAGATGTAGTTAATTTGATTAGAGAGGCTGTTGGCAGAGAGATGAGTATTCTTCGGTCAGAACTTTTTCAAGCTATAGGTAAGAATAAGAGAGGCCGTGGTGCTTTGAGGCATGGTCGTGCTGGACATCGTGGTAAACGCAAGGTCTGGACTGAGCAGGAGTACCAGGAACTCCTAGATTCTGGCCTGGACCATGATGTGTTAGTATCGATGGCTGAACAGATACGTGAGGACCAAGATTACTATGATGAGCTTGATGAAACCGACCGTATTGGTTTCCCAGTCTGGTCGGATCATGATGATGAAAGTGACATCGATGAAGAATGGTTTGGTCAATGTTCTGTGCACCAGCCTCAGGAGCCCCTCTTGGTTGACTATATTTCTGGTCCATGCCCATATGATCATCTGGGCAAATATGATCCAAGAGAGTACTCAATTACAGCTCCTGATGTTAAAGCTGCAGGTCTGAAGCTAAAAGCATTGTTAGATACGTTGGACTCTATTGATCCAACAACTTGGAGTCAGCATCAGGAGGCCCTTTGCCATAAACTTTGTAGGCTGCTCTACCATACTGATCATGCCCTTTGGCAGTCTGGTCTTGTCCCCTTCAAGCAGAGGAAGCGTAGAGATGTTCCAAAAAACTTACGGAGGGGGGTTCGGAAGAGCCCCCCATCCATGAATTAGATGCATGGGAATCCTATTTGTTTCCTGGGGAAAGGTTTTTAGTTCCTCCAAATTTACCTTTGATTGGGTTTGTTGAAATTGATAGACCAATTTTTGATGATAAAAAACCTCGGGATCCACTTGTTAGCTTGCTGCCCTTACCGAATATTAGGGACTATTTGGATTTTGGCCCCTCTGTATGGGACCCTGAGGCATTTACTAAAAGCTTTGAAAAACATTTTTATGCTGAACCTAAGAATTTTGTGAAAGATTATCCCCAGGCTACAGGTTTTGCAGATAGGAAATTAAAACAACATTATTCTTTTTTGAATTCAACATCTATAATTGATATTGTTTCCACTGAAAAGAATACCTTTTCATGTCCTGCATATCCTAAGTTGCTTGTTTATGAGAGTGAAGAAGACTATTTACAAGAACATGGTTGGGACTATTATGTTAGTGAGTTTGAGAGAGTCTGCAATGGAGCAAAGCCCCGCGTTGCCTGGTACCTTTTCCTAAAAAAGGAAATTTTGAAGAAGTCTAAAATACAAGAAAAAGACATAAGACAAATTGTTTGTTCTGACCCTATATTTGCACGTATAGGAGCAGTTTTCGAACAACACCAAAACAATTTAATGAAATCTTATGTTGACACTTCTTCAGGTCAATGCGGCTGGACACCATTCTATGGAGGCTTTCAAAGAGCAATTGGCAGGCTCTCAGCACCAGGTTTTAAGTATGTTGAGTTTGATTGGACACGCTTTGATGGAACTATACCACCACAACTCTTTAGGCGGATAAAATATTTCCGCTTTTTAATGATGGAGAAACCGAAGCGTGATAAACTTAAACATGTCTATGCCTGGTATGTTTCCTCACTACTTAGAAGATATACAATATTACCCAATGGTGAAGTGACTTTATGTAAGAAGGGGAATCCATCTGGTCAAATTTCTACTACTATGGACAACAATTTGGTTAATTATTGGTTGCAGGCATTTGAGTTTTATCGGCTAAATATAGAGACCCACACTGAAGAGCAAATTGAAGAATTTTGGAAAGATTATGACACCTTGGTCTATGGGGATGATAGGTTGGCATCAACACCTATCTTACCTGATAATTATGTTGCTAGGGTTATCCAGTTATATAAGGAAGTTTTTGGTATGTGGGTCAAAGAAGAGAATGTGAAGGTTTCTGATAACTTAGAAGGCCTTTCTTTTTGTGGGTTTTTAATTGGCAAAGAAAATTTACCACTTCCTGCTAAACCTTATAAATTAATGGCCTCTTTACTTACACCAACAACACGGTTACCTGACATTGTTGCACTCCATGGGAAGCTCCTATGCTTTCAGTTGCTGTGTCATCATCTTGAATCCGATCATCCTTTCAAGCGCTATTTGAGTGCTTGTTTGGACTTTATCGGACCAAAGATTGCAGGTTCGGGCCTGCCAGCCCGTTTCACTGATTCGCAGCTGGATGCTATTTGGAGGGGAGGACCAAATAGTCATGGCTAGTCAACCTACTGTGCAGGTTACTGTCCCAGCTGGGGCTTTGCCCCAGAGGAAACGTCGTCAAAGACGTGGGGGCCAGAATGTTCAACAACGACATCCACAACAAGTTCAAGTGACTCAGGCAACTGGGCGTCAACGTCGTCGCAATCGTAGATGGCGACGTGCTGGTCGTCAAACGGTGCGAACCGGTGGACGAGGAGCACGCCGCATCATACAGCGACTTGGCTTGCAAGGGCCCAGACCCAATATTAGACAAAGGATAACAACTACACTTGGCACAATAGGACCAAATGCTGGTCGCACTGTTGAGCTTGAGGGTTCTTTTCCATTAAATCCTGCCCTAGCAAAGGAGAAATCTGGACAGAACAATCTTGGTCCACTGCAGGTTTTGGCCTCTCAATACCAACAATGGAGGGTTAGAGGTGTGCCTGTCCTCTTTACACCACTTGTTGGCTCTTCAGCTGTTTCTGGCACTGCATTTCGAGTCTCATTAAACACACAAACCACACCTGGTTCAAATGCTTGGTCAGCCCTTGGTGCACGCCACCACCTTGATTTCTCACCTGGTCAGAACAAGCGCTGGCGCCTGCCCAATAAGATGCTTTCAGGCCCTCGTGAAACATGGTGGTTAACTAACACTAATGAGGATGCAACGCAGTGTCTGGGACCTTCCATTGAAATACACTCTTATGGGAAAACAACAAGCACCTATCAGAACAGTGATTGGACAGGTGACTTGTTTCTTGTGGAGCTAACAGCTACTTGGGAGTTTGCGAATTATAATTCCCAACCAGGTCTCGCACAGCTGGAGAAGACACAGGGCTCAGGTGCTGGGGTTAAGGTTCATGGTGAGGAGGGGAAACCATTGACCGTTGAAGTGCCATCAACACACACATCTTTTGGGGCCTTAAACGCATCATATACGCCTTTAAACGGTGGTACTCTTTCAGAAACAATCTGGCAAATGGCTGATACTGGTGCTGCCTTAGCCGCAGCTGCAGTACCCCCTCCTTGGGGCTGGCTTATAACAGGTGGTTGGTGGTTTGTGAGGAAAATCCTAACAAACACCTCAAATGCTCCGGCATCTACTGTGGGGCAGAATAATGGATCTATCTATTTCCATGTTTACCCCACTTACACGGATGCCCAAAACGAGAAACCAGCTATTGCAACTGGAACAACTGTTGCAACACTTTCTGGTGAACTTGAGTTGACACAGATTTCAACACCAAATGTTGGCCCCACTACCTCTGCCTACTCGAGGTCAATTGCCCCTGATCCCACCCCAGTGGTGGGTGACGCTTTTACATTGGTAGGGTCAGTAACAAATAATGCCACTATGCAAAATGTAAGCTTTACACCTTTTCCAACTTTCATATGGCCATTTGTAGTTGGAGAACCCCAGCAGGCATTTTATCATTTTTATATTACAGATGGCACAAATGTTTTCCCTACCCAAGCATGTGCGGCAGTAACAGCCAGTGCACTCTTCCAGAGTAGAACTGTGCAGCTTCCTACAGCAGCTACTGGCCTTCAATTAAAGTTTGGTGCTGTTGTTATAGGTGATGTTGTTGCTGGGCTGACTAGCAGAAATTCTTCCACCTTCGCCACTGTTTCACTTGTTAGGGCTACTCTGGGTACAGCTGCAAATTTCCCTGTGAGTGCCCCAGCAGAGGGCAATTCTGATCTACTCCGGTCTATTGTGTCCTCTAGTTCTGTGAATGCCTACCCTGAGATGAGATGGGCCCGGTATAATCCACCTGCTAATGGCACCACAGCCCGGTCTGAGTTTTCGGCTGGTAACTATTATCTCCTCTGGAATCTTGGTACCTTGAGCAATGTGACAACCTTTGGTAACTTGACCTACAAGACAACCCAGGCAAATTTCCCAGATTTAGGAAATCTAGACTGGACCCATGAGACAACACAAATCTTGGGTAGGGATAATGTGCTTGGGACACAGGCACTTAGATTGATATGGGGTGTTCAAGTGGGAACTAATAGACAACTGGACTTGACTCGAGGTCTCTATGACTCCTCAGATGAGTCTGAGTCTGAGCTTGAGATTTCCTCAGATACTGATTATGACACTGACACAGACTGGGAAAACCGCGAAAGCGGTGATGAAGTTGATGGCTTTAAAGCCTCCTTCCACTTCTCCTATGAGAAGTTTAAAGACGCTCCGACTTTTGAGATCAGGGGGGGCCTGATTGCCCATCTTGAATCTCTTGGGTTTGGTCGTGAGCAGGCTGAACTCAGGTCATTGCGCATGCTTCCTTCTGAGGTCTCCCGTTATTTTCGGGCAACATATCATGACCTTCTTATTGATGGTGTTCCACCAGTAACTGCGAAGCATGAAGCATATGAGAAAACCCAAAAGCACTTTGGTTTGAGCCGCGGCCACGCCGAGTAGGATCGAGGGTACAGCTCAGCCAGGTTGCTTCTTTTCTTTCTTCTTTTTTTCTTTAACCAATCTGACCAATTGGCTATTTGCAAAAAAAAAAAAAAAAAAAAAAAAAAAAAAA